ACTCCAGCTACAACTCCAGCTACAACTCCAGCTACAACTCCAGCTACAACTCCAGCTCCGCCAGAAGAAGTAGTTGATGTGTTTGATGATGGTGGTTTAACAGGCGATGCCTTTGGTGACTCTACTGCTGAAACTGTTGAAGAAGTTGAAGAAACTGCTGTTGATGTTACAGACACACAAGAATATCGTGACTTGCAAGAAGAGCTAAACACTACTAGAGCTAATCAAGAAACGCTAGAGACAACAGTAGCGGGCTTGCAAGATGAAGTTGATGCCGCTAATGCCGCACTAGAGCAAGCACAAGCCGCTGCTGATGCCGCTGAAGCTGCTGGTGCTGCTAATGCAGACAAGTTACGTGGTGAGGCTGTAGCTGCTCAAGCAAACGCTGAAAGAGTACAGAGCGAATTAGACGAAGCCAACGATGCACTTGGAGAAGCGAACTCTACTATTACATCTTTGCAAGACGAGTTAAACACTACTCAAGAGGGTTTAAGAGCTGTTCAAGACCAACTAGGAACTACAGAGCAAGAGCGTGATGCTTTGTCTGCGGAAGTGAGTACATTAGAAAGTCAGTTAGCTGACGCTCAAGCAGCCGCTGATGCAGCCGCAGCCGCAGGAGATGCTAACGCTGCGGAGTTACAAGCTAACGCTGATGCAATTCAAGAAGAGTTAAATGCTACTGTAGCTGAGCTAAACAACGCTAACGAAACTATCACAGGGCTTGAAACACAGCTAGGTACTACTCAAGAAGACTTAGCAGCTACTCAAGAGCAGTTAGAAACCACACAGCAAGAGCGTGATGCAGCTCAAACAGAAGTAACCGATTTAACCGATCAGTTAAATACAACAACAGCAGATTTAGAAACTAAAACCGCTGAAGTGGAAACGTTAAACACAACAGTTGAATCATTAAACACAGAGATAGACACGCTAGCTGATGAGTTAGACAATGCTAATACTACTGTTGCGGACTTAACAGACCAACTAGCAACAGCCAGAGAAACAAACGCTGACAATGTAGCCGATTTAGAAAGTGAGCTTAAAGACGCTGAAGACAATGCAGCAACAATTCAAAACAACTTAGACACTAAGACTACAGAATTAGAAACAGCTAACTCTACTATTGAAACACTTAACGGTGAAGTGGAAACTCTAAACACAACTGTTAGCGATTTAAATACTCAGCTAGAAACTAAACAGGGTGAGCTAGATACCGCTAACACTTCAATATCGGAGTTGACTGATAAGTTAGGAACTTCTGAAGCTGCTAATGTTGAATTAACAAAAGAGTTAAACAGTGCTAAAGAAACCAATACAGATTTAACTTCTCAATTAACAAAAACTAACACTACTATTAAAACTTTAGAAGCAGAGTTAGCAAACGCTAATGAAGATTTAGATACATTAAAAGATGAATATGCGGCTGCGGTAGTAGCTAATGACGAAAACGCAAACGAACTAAAAACACAAGTTGAAAATAAAGAAAAAGAAATTAAAAATTTAAACACTTCTTTAAAAGATGCTAACAACACTATTGAGACATTAAAAACCCAAATAGAAACAAACAACCAAACTATTGATGATTTAGAAACTGAGCTAGGCACTACTAAAGAAGAGCTTGGTACTGCTAAAGAATCTAATGTTGAGCTTCAAAACCAGTTAAATACTGCAAACACTGAAGTTGCTACGTTAGAAGGTAACTTAGAAGCTGCCAAAGAAACTAACAGTGATTTAACAACAAGATTGGAAGATGCTAACGCTACTGTAGGAACTCTGGAGTCAGAGTTAGCAAACGCTAATGAAGATTTAGATATATTAAAAGACGAGTACGCTGCTGCTGTTGTTGCTAACGAAGAGAACGTTGACGAACTAGAGCAAGCTATTGCAGACAAAGAAGGTGAAATAAACGGTTTAGAAGGTGACCTGTCAGACGCTAACTCTACTATTGAATCTCTTGAAAATGAAATAACAGACAACGAAGAAGAGATTAGCAATTTAGAAGGTAGCTTAGCAGACGCATTATCAACTATCTCAGGGCTAGAGAGTTCTTTAGCAGATGCACAAGCAGCCACTGCAGCTGCTGTTGCTGAAGGGGTTGTTAACACTGAAGAAGCTGAGAGAGTTGGTTATGGTGGTGGTTTTAACGTAGGTTTTGGCGAAGGCTACGGCGAAGGTAAAGGACTAGGCTTAGGCGCTGGCGTCGGCTTAGGTTTGTTGTCCGGACAAGGCGGAGGTGGTGGTGGTTTTGCTAGACCGGCAACAGCGTTTACGCAAGACTTAAACACACAACTAACACAAGTACAGTTACCACAACCAACACAAGCAAAAGACTATTTAGCTGAATTACTAGCGAGACTACAAGCATGACATACTTACAGTTGGTTAATAAAGTGTTGACGCGGTTGCGTGAAAACACTGTCGATACAGTCAATCAAACTACGTACTCAGCGCTGGTTGGTGAGTTAGTTAACGACGCTAAGCGTATTGTCGAAGACTCCTGGGACTGGTCTGCGTTACGTACAACGCTGACGGTTAACACCACCGACGACATCTTTAACTACGTCCTGACCGGCAGCGGCAACCGCGCTAAAATCTTAGACGTCATTAACGATACATCAAACTTCTTTATCCAATACAAAGATCAGCATTGGTTTAATAAGACGTTTCTACTAAGCGCCCCTGCGTCTGGCTCACCACGTTACTATACGTTTAACGGTGTTGACGCAAACGGTGACACCGCCGTAGACATCTCACCAATCCCTGACGGAGCGTACACCCTACGCTTTAACGCTGTGCTTAGAACGCCTGAGTTAGAGGCTGACACTGACGAAGTGACTATACCAACGCTACCGATCATTCACATGGCTGTTGCCCTGGCGTCGCGTGAGCGTGGCGAGACCGGTGGTCAAAGCTCTGGCGAGTTGTTGTTGTTAGCACAGCAGATGTTAAGCGATGCGATTGCACTAGACGCAATCAAACACCCTGAAGAAACCATTTACGCGGTGGTGTAATTATGGCTCAGCCGTTACAGAACATAACAATAGCAGCGCCAGCGTTCAAGGGTTTGAACACGCAAGACTCACCTCTTACGTCAGACCCTTCGTTTGCTGCTGTAGCTGATAACTGCGTCATTGACCAGTACGGTAGGATAGGTGCGCGTAAAGGCTTTGATGTTCTCACTACAGACGCTACACCGCTAGGCTCTACTGAAATAACGTCTATGGGTTACTTTGAAGACAGCAGCGGTAATGAGGAGATATTCTCTGCCGCTAACAATAAAATCTTTAGTGGGACTACGACGCTTACAGACATAACACCAGCAGCATACACTATCACTACTAACGATTGGAAGATGGTTAACTTCAACAACAAGATGTACTTCTTCCAGAACGGTCATTTTCCTCTGGTGTACGATAACGCTAATGGCTTGTCTAAGATTGTTGACCACCCCGCCAATGTAGGTACGCCTCCGAGTGCTAACGAAGTCATAGCCGCTTATGGTCGTTTATGGGCGTGTAACGCAAGCTCACAAACAATATTCTGGTCAGACCTCTTAGTTGGTGTTGCTTGGAGTGGTGGTACGTCTGGCTCTATAAACATAGCTAAAGTGTTCCCAGACGGTTATGACGAAGTAACAGGCTTAGCGGCACACAACGGCTTCTTAGTCATCTTTGGCAAACACTCTCTTGTTGTCTATCAAGGTGCTGAGTCTCCAGCAACTATGGAGCTAGTTGACACCATCGCTGGCGTTGGTTGTATAGAGCGCGACAGTATACAAAGCACAGGTGATGACTTAATCTTTTTGTCACACATTGGTTTACAGAGCTTCTCTCGTATTATACAGCAGAAGTCACTGCCTTTGAGAGACATGAGCAGAAACATACGTAATGACTTTATGTCGCTAGTGCAGGGTAACACAGCAGGTGTTAAGTCTGTGTTCTCGCCAGAGAACGCTTTCTACTTAATCACACTACCCACTGAAGACATTACCTTCTGTTTTGACATGAGAGGGGCGCTAGAGGACGGTAGTCACAGAGTTACACGTTGGACAGCTTCACCGTTTAACTGCTTTGCGCGTAAGTCTGATGGTACGTTGTTGGCTGGTAACATTAACGGTGTAGGCGAGTACACAGGTTTTACTGACAACGGCAGTGGCTATCAGCTGCGTTACTTCAGCAACCCATTGAGCTTTGGTGACGCCGCCAGGCTTAAGATGCTGAAGAAGATTATACCGACAATCATCGCTGGCAGTGCTACGTTAGTGAAAGTTAAGTGGGGGTATGACTTCTCGCAGTCGTACGCGACAGACTTCTTACAGCTACCCACTATCGTACCAGCAGAGTATAACATAGGTGAATACGGCATTGCTGAATACTCGTCCACCAACGAAGAGATTCTAAAGAAAGCAATCAACACGACAGGGACGGGTACGCTTATCACTGTCGGGGTAGAAGTAGATGTAGATGGACAACCATTTTCACTTCAGGAGTTTAACATTCAAGCATTACTTGGAAGGATGATCTAATGAGTAACTACACAA